CATGAACAAGAACTCTCAGAGTTAAGGGATCAAATTGATAAACTATACGAAATTGTATTAAAGGAGAAATCTGATGGCTAACGTAACAGTACCAGATGATGAATTGGTTGTTGTTGACCGTGATGATAGCTTTGATACAATTTCGTATAGTTTATCAATTTGATCCCTTAACTCTGAGAGTTCTTGTTCATGTCGTTCAATCTTTTCATTCTTTTTATTTATCTTATCTTTAATGGCTTTAGCCCTGTTTAATCCAAGTTCATCATCAATAACAATTGCTTTCGATTCAGGATCTCTAAACATATTATTTCTATTTTTAACTTTCAGCATATTATGTTCCCAATGCAGTCAAAATAAACTCTTGTACCAAAGGAGGTCTTGTTGGATCAGTTCCTTTTAGAACAACTTTGGCAGTTGCCATTGTAAAGTCAGGTAAATCATTGACTGTAATTTCGTATTCTCTAAAGTCATTTGCATCAGATGATTTCTCTGGAGCACCATCAAATTCAGCTTTGACATATGGAAGATCCCAGAACACTTGGCTATTATCAGTCAATATTCTATAATATACTTCAATCTCACTTCTATCTTCAATAGCAGCGGCAAGTCTCAAATGTAATGCATTAGCTGGTTGTGCAAGAACCATTTGTCTAACAACATATCGACTCTTAGCTGTGCAATTATATGGTGCAATTTCATCAATGAAGTTTTTAATTCTTTGGAATACTAAACCAGTTGTTATTCCTGTTTCCCCTGCTATATCATTGCCATCTGTTCTTTCAACAGATATTGAAATGGCAGGAGTACTTCCAAGATCATAATTGATTCCAGTTACAAGATAATCTCCATCATCAGCTACAGTTCCTTGTAGCTCAATGTGTTCACCAATTTGAATAGAATTCAGAAGATTTGCATCATTATCATCATCAGCCTCAATACGACCAATGTTTCCACTATCTTGTATAATGTCTAATGTACCTGTCAATGTATCACCACTAGAAATTAATTCAAGAACATCTAGCTCCTCAACAACTGTTGATGTCAACCCTTCATAAGTTGGAGTATCAAATCTATTTGCAACAGAAATTACACTCAATCTTTCTGTATCAATTACAGGAGAAAGATTCTCTCTTTCTGTAAATAATGATGCTCTCAATTGAAGTGATTTTTCGGCTGTTGCACCAGTCTTATAATGTTCTTCATTATTATCTGACATTACAACTCTAGGAAGATTAAATTTAACATCTTCATTTATAGTAATATTAGCAAAACTACTATCAAGCTCACCTGGTGTATTAACATTCTGTATGTCATCAACACCCTTAGATGATGTAGTTTTAATATTCCAGACCAATGAAGTTCCTGGCAACTGTAATGTGTTAGCCATAATATGTAGTGTTTCATATGAAAAATTCTGTGTTGCAAGAACTTCAGAACCACCAGAGAAACCACTTCCTGTTATTACAGGATCTGGATTAATATCTTTGTTTTCTGCTAAGTCAATAACATATGAATCTAATCTAACATCTCTAATAGTAAATTCTTTTCCATTCACATATAAATCAGCATCAACACCAACTGAATCTAAATCGACACCATCTAAAATAACTTTACAGTTCTTCTGTAGTGGTGGCTGATCAACTGGATTACCAAGATGATAATCATCTCTAACAAAATGTCCATGATTAAAATGTTTCACTCTTGCTAATGTTGTTCCAGTTGCAACTTCAATTGGATTGTTATCTAATGAATCTAATGGAAGAGAAATATTCTCAAAATGAGCATATCCTGGATTTGTATCAAATGATGCTCTGTATATTCTGAACATAACATCACTTTCCTGATCTGCTGTCCATGTAGATGCATTTTGTGATTTGAACATAACACCAGCATATGGATTCTTAGTTACTTGAATATCTTTACCAACTTGAGTCTTTCTGTAAGTTGATTTCCACATTTGATATCCCTTAGTATTGGCTTTAACAACAAATGAGTATTCAACTCCTTGCTGCAAATAAATTGGGGCTGCAAATTCAAATGATGTAGCTAAGAAATTCTCATTAAATTCTTCAGGTGAAAGTCCACTTTGCTCAACATCATTAATGTATAATTTGGTTGCTGCAAGATTTCCTTCTTCTTCAGAACCAGTAAATTCAACATAGTTTGTATTAACTTTATCTGGTGGAAGAATTACATTTGAGAATGGTATCACAAGTTGTCCTGGATAACCATTAACTGTTTCTCTAATCTCAAATTCAATAGGAATATTAGCATCTTTAGTTGAAAAGAATAAGTCAACTTTAGTTAAGAATACTCCACCCTCTTGCTCAACAAGAAATGTTTGTGCAATTGGATCTTCCCATTTCAAATCAGTTTTAAACTTAGTTGATTGTTCAGAAACTTGATTTGTTTCATTTGTGAATTCTTTTGATATGACAGGAGTTCTAGTTGCTAAAACTTGTCTTTGTTTAGTTTCTAACAACCCTTCAGCTTCAAAGAATGCTTTAGCTGTTGATGGTTCTCCCGTCTGATCAATTGGTGCATTTGTCAACAGAAACAATCTCTTTCCAGTTTGAAATCTAACTGAACCAGTATTTGGATCAGGAAGTTTAAATAGAAATCTTAATCTTCCAGCTTCATCAGCTTGTAATTGTGTAGCTGCTGTTGTTTCGAAACCACTAACAGTATTATCATCATTTATAACACCAGAACCAGGTGTAGTTTCATTATAGCAATATGCTGATACATCAATATCATCAAATGTTGCATATACTACACTATTTGGCTTCATCTTCTTAACTTCAACAAGAATATTTCTAGCTCTCATGTAGTTTACATACTCAACACTCACAACTTTATCACCAATAGGCTTTTCAATAATCTTAGGATTTACTGTCAGTTTATAGTTAGTTCGTGTAGCTGTACCCGTTTTTGTTACTGTAACAGCTTTTGTTCTCTTAACAAGTTCAAGTCCACGACCACTGATCTGTAGTCCTTTTTGTTTTTTTCGTTTAGTAATACGTTTGGCTTTATTCCACGATTCTTGTGTTTCTGGAAGTTTCTTAACTGTTTCTTTGTTAAGAATATCAACTTGTCTTTCTTTTCCTGTCCAGTTTGTTTCCCATTCACCATATATTGTGCCGAGACTTTCTGCTAACTGTACAGCCGCTTCGTATCCACCATCTTCAATAATTACTTGTGGATCTGGAGTATATTGTGTGTCTCTCCATTGATCACTTGATGGTTTAAGTTTCATAGTACCAAGATATGGTCCAGTGAAGAATGGAAGAACATTAATTGTATCAGTTGCTATAGCTTGCTCAATGTATAGTTTTTCTGTATAATCAAGCGTGATAGCATCCGATTTTAATGTATTACCATAATCGTCTGTTGTTTCTTTGCGGATAATATTATCATTTAATGATGCATCTTGATTGTGTGATAAAGAAATATTATCAGCTCTTGTAACAGGTCTCATTTCACCATGCTGTGGATCAATAGAACAGTTATAGTCTGGATCTGTTACATCACCAATAGAATGTCCACTAAATGAATCTACAATGAAACCATTCTTGAAACGATTTAATCCATCATCATCAAGTATTTCCAGATCTGCTGCTTCTTTTTCTAATAGAGTTAATTCTGTATAATACTCAAGAGTTTCAATACGCCTTTCAAGTTTGGCTATATCATTCATTGTATAGCCTTTGTTCTTAATGAAATTTTTAGAAACTTCTAATTCATTAATAGTATATGGCTCATATGCAAGTTCATATATTACCATTGAATTCTTTGGTGCTTCTGGTGTTCTTGGTATATCAGCACTAACACCTTCAACAACATCAAATGAACCATTTTCATCTATGAATACTTTATCAATACGTCCAAGATAGTATTCATAATCAAGTATGATACTTGTTGTTGGTAATTCAGTTGCTTGTGTTATATTAAATACACCATCTGAAACTTGAGTTGGTCTAAAATCGAGACAAGATGTTAAATCATATGGATAACCAGATTCTAACCCATAGTATGTTGGTATATCTTCTCTTGGTATAGATCCATCTACATAGGAACTTATATCAAAAAAATTACCAGAACCGTGATTAAAGTAATCAAAATCAATTCTAACGTATCCAGAGGGCTCACTTTCGGTTGACTTGAGCAAGGCTTTTGCGATTCCATAATATGTATCCCTTTGTCCATCATCTAAATCATACTTGTCTGTAATATCTTCAACATTATTTGTGAAGTTGATATCATCAGCTCTTGTTACACTATTGATAATAATAGCATCAGCAACACCAAGAGAAATTGTTCGTTTGTTCTCTCCACTATTAATATTGATTAATGCATTATCTCTATTCTTTGAGCGAATAGTTGGCTGCAAATGTATAATTGTGCAAACAGCTTCAATCTTATCACTATCATTAATAACACCACCAGTTGAATGGCTTAGTGTTACAGTAGCACCATTATTGGTAATAGAGATTGACAACCCATCATTTGGTATTAATTGTCCAGTTGTGTAGTTATATAAAACATAATCAACAGAACTTTGTGTTGAAACAAATACTTCATCAGAATTATTAGTACTTAATTGCACCTGTGTTCCAGATGCAGTAGCAATAAATCTTCGTTTTGAACTAAATGTAACATCAGAAACATCTTTAACTCCATATGATGGTAGATGAAATATAGGAGTTTTTAATACTGTTTCTTGAATGAGGCCAATTAGTAATTCAACTGTTGCATTCTCCAATGGATCAGTTAGATCACCAGAAAGATATGTAACTGATAATGTGTTATCATCTATAGCATCTGTTACTTTGTATATGGCACTATTTTGCCCATTGGATAATCTAATTAGATCGCCATCATAAATTCGTTGATTATCAATTGATGTCCATCTTGTTCTTCCATCACCAGTAACAACACCGCCTGCATATGAAGCAAGACCTTCAAGTATAACATATTCTGGATTGATGTCGGCAGAAAAATCTTCATTAGCTACTGTTTGGTCATCAAACTTGAATGATTTCACATTTCGAATAGTATTTGTTCCAGTGAACTTAGTGTCAAAAATATACATTGCATATATGGCATCTGATTCACCACCATTTCCACTAATGAAGTTCACGCTTCTAGCTCTTGTTGTACCAACTAATTGTCCTGTACCACCAAGCTCATCATACATTTCAATGACATCATATTCATCAATTTTTGGTAATCCACTGAGATTAGTTATTTCAATATAGTTGCCAATATTTGTCTGTAGATTGATATTTTCTTTTGATTGAAAATCTCTAGCTTTATTAAGTTCCAGAGTTGTCTTTGTGATAGTTTCAATTTCATAGCCTTTAACAAAAGCTTTTCCTGGATCTACAACAAAGTTAAGTTTTGTGTTATCCGTTGGATGGGCTTCTACTGTACCAAGAAATGGTCGTACTGTATAGTTACCACTCTCATCAAATGTTCTTCTTGCAAATTCATCAGAAAGAACATTATAAAATGTTTTATCAATATACTTAACGATTTCACCATCAACTAAACGCAATAACTCTAAGTAATTTTCGTTATTTGGTGCAGCTCCATCAACCACATCTTTTTTTGTTAAGATGAGATTGAGTTGTAGTCTGTGAGCACCTGGTGCAGTATAGCTGCGACTTTCTCTAGCATTATCCAATAAACTAGGATCATCTTCTTCATCTAATACTAATTCTTCATATTCAAGACCAACACTAATTGTTGGGTTTTGATCTTGTGATAGAATTATTCTTTGCTCATACACATTAACAAAGAATCCATGTGTATAATAAGTTCCTTCTTTAATTGTGGCGGATGTTCCAATTCCAGTTGGCTGTGGGTCTGTAGGAATAGCAGGAATAGGAATCAAAGTTGCAGAATATAAAGCATCATCTGTAGAAATTAATTCTTCGGCTTCAAATATTTGAATTAGTCCATCGGATGATGTTTTTGTATATTTAAGATATAGGGTTATATTATTGTTAGCATCTGCCGCTTCAACATATATTACAACAGCCTCAACAAAATTTGTTTGACCAATAACTGTTTTGTTAAGCCATCTATTTTCTAATTCTTCTTGTGTTAATGATTCTGTTCCAGCATCAAATCTAACAAATGGTACATTTGCTTCATAGTTAATATCACCTGGCAAAATAAGTGAACCATCTTGAAACAAATGTGTACCAATCTTTTCTATCTGATTCTGATTGATAGTTTGTTGCTGTGTAAGCTCTCTTGCTTGAACGGCTCTTCCAGGAATATAAAGAATTCTATGATAATTTTTACTTTCATCATAGTCATCATTGTATGGTGATTGAGTCAAATCTTTCTTTTCAGCCATTTTTTACCTATAACAAATTTTGCCTAAAATTCCATTATGATCTTGATATCTTCTATTTGATTCTCGGCTCTTAAAATACTTCTTCTATTATCTATATATATCATGTCCCCACTATACTTTTCTACTTCTTCATCGGTAATAGTATCAACTGTTCCAGTGGAAGCTGTAGTAGCACCAGTGATAGTCATAGCAGCTAAGAACTCATCAAAGCCAGTTTCTGAATCTTGTTCGTAGTATATTTCAGCAACACCACTACCAAGATCATTAAATTGAACAATCCTTGCTTGTGCTGTATTCGAACCATCTGAACCATTAATAACTTCATCTGGTTGAAATTCACCACCAATACCGCTGGTATAGCCAGATAATGTGAGTTTTTTCAAACTACTTAATGTATCTGAAATAGCAAGTGTTCCATTAAAGTCTAGTAAATCTCTAATAACACCAATTTGTCGATAGTCATTACTAGTTGGGAAATCTTCACTTTCATTATAATCAAATTGAACATTAATTAAAACAAAGAATGCTCCAAGTTCATTAACTGGATCACCACCATGTCCGCTTATTGGTGAAAGAACGGCCGCTATAGTAGCATGAGTTCCTGTACCAGAAAGACCATTAGAACCCAATGAACTTTCTAATGTAGCTTCAGCATATGTATAACCAGAACCACCATCAGTAACAACGATTTCGCTGATTTCACTATTCACTTCATCAACTATGGCTTTTGCTTCAAGTCCAGTACCATTACCAACAACATTAACTGTTGGTAAAATATCATATTCTTCTGTTCCTGCAATTGCCCAAGACGAATCTACAGTAACTTCTTTAGTTACATTATTGTATGCAGTAATGACACGTTTCTCTAAAACAGTTGTTCCAGATTTAATATATATTGTGCATCCAACATATGCATTCAAATCGGTAGATGCGGCAGCACTTAGGATAGCTGTACTTGCTCCAGCGCCAGCCAAGACTTCATCAGTTTGGAAATATATGTATTCTGAACCAGGATTTTGAACAGTAATTTTATCAACTGAACCAACTCTTGTTCCTGCATCTGCAACAACATCAGCATCTTCATCAACTGGTATCCATTTATCTGTAACAAATTTAGGTACATCTTCAGGTGCGATTGTGTATATAAATTTCCATGTATAACCATCTGCTGTTGTTACGGTGTAAGGAGAACCAGTTGGTAGTGTTGGTTTCTCAGTACTAGCAGCTCCGCCAGCGTTATCTAAACATTTGAATACATGAAACTCATCAGTAATAATTACAAGTGGACCAGCATCAAAGCCTTGGTTACCAGCATCAATAACATCATCTTCGGTAGGATGCTCGAAAAGAATAGGGTCTTGATCATCATATGCTGCATATATTGTATTGGCTTTCCAATCAAATCTTGGAATAACAAGAGCAACATCAGATTCAGTAGCTTTCTTAAAACTAATTATAGAATCCCAAGTTCTGTATTCTTCAGAGACACTATCTTGTGGTGCAGGTGGAAGATATTCACTAACTGGAGGGTCAGCGGTTAAATCAGTTTCCCATGCTTGTGTTCTGCCTATGAATACATAGTGATTTCTATCATCAGAATGTTGACCTTCAGTTGCAGGTGGAACCACTGGGTGTCCTTCGAAATTCTGCAAAAAGTCTTTTGCACTTCTGATTTTATGTTTATATTTAAGAATTGCAGTCATTTTATCCTACCAACAATATTTATCTTTAAAATATTAAATCTTTGATACAATTAACTCAGCTTCAGGTACAATATTTGTAGATCTTCTTGGGGTTTCAATAAAATCATTGAATGTGAAATCTGCAAAATCTTTTATTTGATAATTTGCATATTCATCCCAATAGTTTTCCATAGCAGTTTCAACTTCTGGTTGATAAACAACTATAAGTGTTCCTGATATAGGAGCAACCGATAACGAAACATCATTATCGGTTATTGTATAATCTACTACAGGTGTCAACAATGAATACACACCACTATCATAATGATATATGGATTCTGTATTCAATTTTGGAATACCATTTTCTATAGTAAAATCTGTATTTACGCCATCGACAGTTCCAACTAATAATTCTCTTTTCTTTGGAACATAATCTTCATGTGGCAAATATTTGAACTTATCACGTTCAATACTAGAAAGTGTCGGTCCTAGTTTTTTGCTAGATTCACTTACTACTGAATTATTTATCAGTATTGTTTTCGTTTCTTCTAATTCACTACCAGCATCTTCCAAATGTCTATCTAATATGCGCCTTACATGAGTATTTGCATTGCCATCAGGAATTGAAGAACTTGCATCAACTTCAGTTTGTGATCTGAATTGTCCAAAATGAAGTAATCCAGCAGGATGCAATTGTTTTTTAAGCTGTTCTTGATATGTGTGTAAAGATTCTTCAACAATAGTTACATACGAAAATTGTTGATAATAATATCCATCTTGAAGATATTTATTAGAATTTAGATGTCCATCAGTATCAATCCAATCACCAGGATATTTTCCTATTGCTCCAATCACAGCTTCAATAACAGCACTATTACCATCAACAGATTGAACATCAACCGATACAGTATCATAATAACCTATGCCAAAATTTGTCATTTCAACTTTTAATATTTCACCAGTATCACTAACGGATGAAACTTTACCTTCGGCACCAAGTCCGAATGTTGCAGTGAAAATCAAAGAATCTCCAACTTCATAGTCAATACCAGATTCAATGATATTAACACCATTAACAACAGGGAATGTTTGTGCTGTGATGCCCAAATCTTCATTGTAAATTATTTCATCTGCAATAAAAGAACCACGGATACTTGATACGTTCAGAAATAGTTCATATGCAGTAAATTCACCCAGTTGTACTTTATGAATCTTTTCGATAAATGCACTACCATTATTATTGGTTCCTCTAATAGTATTTCCTTTGAGGGCAAATACATCACCAGTTTTTTGAAATACTTTTAATGTTGTATGTTGTTGCCAGTTGCCATCTGAAGCTCTTAATATATCTGTTCTTGGATAATAAAATTCTACAGAGTCGATACCGTATAGCATTCTAAAAAAGAACTCATATGATTTTTCATTACCTCTTGATAGATAGTAATCCTTGATATTTTTTAGTAATAAGGCTCTATCAGCTTGAATATTTTGTGGTAAATTAACCAAAAACTCTTTTTTGAATGATTCAAAGAATTCATCAATGGTCGTATCAACATCTTGATATTCTTCCAATCTTCTCATGTGGTAATCGGTGTTACCTGTATATTCTAGCCATTCATAATAGGCTTCTATGAATAGTAAGAACTTATCATATCCTTCTTGAACATATCCTGGAAACTGTCTGCGAACAACTGAAGAAACCAAATTCTTATCCGTAATACGCCTAGCAGTTGGTTTACCTGTTAGTTCTTCGGATGGTATGCCTTGTAACTCAATATTACTCATTTATATCTTCTATTAAAACGGTTATATCTTCATCCTCATATGTAACAATTTGCTCTCTTAGTGATATTACATCTGGTGTTTTTGGTATAGCTATTAAATCAAATGAACTAGCATCATCAGGTAGTGAATCAACTGTCAATTCCTCAATCAATACATCCCCAGTATTATAATCTATAGTGCCTGTTCCAGATTTGATAATCACAACAGCATCGTTTATTACACGATACAAATCAAGTCTTCCTTGACCATTATCCTTTATATAGGTTAATATTCCATCAATATAAAAACCTGTAGATCTTACAGAGAATTGATCATTTGTGGCATCACCACGATCAATTTCATTGTTAAATGAAAATTCATATGTCTCTGGTACCAAGAATGGTGGCTGAATTTTTTGTACCATTTCAACTGTAGTTAAATTACTAACAATTGAGTCATCAGAATTTTGTATCTTATTGACAAGTTGACTATATCTAAAATCCGCATCAAAGCCACTTAACGTTTCATCTCTGAATTCTTTAATCTCACCAATGACTATATCCTTTACATCTTCTGATGATAATTTAGTTTGATTTGAATCATATGTTACAATACTTGTAATATTCAATAGAATGAATTCTGGATCAACTATATTAACTTCAGTTGATACCATATTTCTCGGTTTAATGACATTATCAATAATACTTTGCTTTTCTTCATTTGTGAATGCTAATGCACCATATGGTTTAGCTGCAACATAAACTCTACCATAATCTGGTGGATCATTATCTTCACCACCCCATATTCTAACAAACTCTAAATCCGAAACGTATCGTCTTAATATTGTTTCGTAATCACCAACTGTAATGGCTCTATTTTGTGCCTCATAGCTCAAGGGAGCAATCTTTTTAATTGATTCAATGCTTTCTTGCTCAACAGAATGAGTTGCATTTTGGGTAACATCAATTTCAATCCTTGAGTATCCACCAGCGCCATTTGTTGCTGATAATCCTGATGCGCCAACTGTGTCATCACCAGAACTTACAACATAATCAACTTCTATAATATTGCCATCTTCTGGCATTTTACCAATGTAACCATCGCCAAAATATATCTCTAAATATCCATCTATTCCCTCTTGTAAGAAATATACTTGATCTTCGGCGCCAATTTCTGTAATGTTTTCGTGAAGATTATATGTTAAATATGAATTGGAGTTTTCGGACTCTTTAACTTGAACAACAATTGATGATGAATCTACATTGGCATTTGGTAGAATATATTTTTGGTTTGGGTCTGATACATCAACAGTCCATTGATGTTTTAGTCTTTCGCCTTCAATCAACTCAACATCTTCAGCAATATATCTGCCACCTGCTGGAGAAACAACTGTCTTTTCTATTGGTGTAAAGAAATAATATTTGCCATTAATTGTCGTATAAAACTTATCTGATGTGTCAATAATTATATAATCTGGGCTATCTGGACCTGGACCATATTGAGGAAATATTTCAATAGTTGCTTTCATTCTTGATGATTGAACTGTTCTTGGTGTATAACCTAAATGTTTAGCTCTTGATACAACAGAGCCACGCAACTGGGCACTATCAAGAAACATTTCACTAGCAAGCATATTGACATAGAATCCATTATACATTGTGTTGTATGTAAGAATATCTAACATAACACTAAGATTGGAACCATCAAAATCATAGTCTTTGAATTTGTCTTGAGACTTCAAGAATGTTTTAAGATTCTCTTTTAGTTCTTGAAAGTCAAGCTCTGATACTTTCTTTTCAGCCATTATCTAACCCTCTGTAGAAAAAAATCGACTTCTTGGATTTCTGAAATTGCATTTACAGCAAAAATTATTCGAACATTGTATCCATTCTCATCAGGAGCAACTTCAACAATAACATCAACTAACTCAACTCTTGGTTCAAACGAACGAACAACATCTTGGATTGCCACCTGAATATTCATCTGGGACATTGGATTAATTGGTTCGAATAATAAATTTGTTACGTTTGAAGCTAATTTTGGTTGAAATGGTCTTTCATAAAAATTAGTCAATATTAAGTTCTTCAATGATTGTTTTACTGCATCTGCATCCCTCAATACAGATATATCTCCAGATGTTGGATGCGGTATAAAATTCATATCAAAATCTGAATACTTCTTTGTTACTGGCATAGTTATATTTATCTGTTTTAAACCAAGAAATGTTGTATAAAAATTGCTACCCAAAGAAATGCTGATATAGTATATACAGTTCCAACAACCCAATACAAAATACTAAACTTGCGTTTGTTTGGTTTATATATCAAATGATGAAATAAGCACAAAATTAGTATGGCAAATGTTTTGGCCCAAAATAAGGCATCAAATGCTCCAAACTCATCAATAAGATGACGAATAATTGGATTACCTTCAATTGATGAATCTCCTGTTATATATTTAACCCCACAATATGTGAAAACTCCGTCTATAACTTGAAGAAATACATTGAAGTTGAATCCTTTATTAGTCATGTCTTATCCCAGAATCTAAAATTAACCATCCTTGACTTCTACTATCTTCTTTAGGAAGAGTGCGAGTGAACCCGGTTTCTAGTAAGCACTGTTTCGGATAATCTTTCCCTGGTTTAGAAAATCTCCATACTTCTCTACCACCGAGAGAACCAGTACTTCTTCCTTCTTCAATAAGTCGTCCTTTCTTATGAATAGGTCTCATAACTGTCCATTCAGTTATTGTTAGATCTTCGCTCATATAACGAATTGTATATTCTTCTAATTCACCAGTTGGTATAGCTTCAAATATCTTATGTTGTCCAGAGCCTTCACTCAATGTACATAAGTTGCCATCACTCTCTGAAACTGGCTTCCATAGATCGCCATTCTTCGGTGTATCAAGAATGAAACCAGCTTGTATTCCTGCACTTTCAGGTTCTTCAACTTCTTCAATCTCTTCAGCTTTATCTATATCATTAGGAACTTCTACTGATGGAACAAATATTGGTGATTTGCCTTGTACTGTAGCTGGCACAGCGTAACTAGCAATATTCGAAAAGGCTGCAACTTCTACCTGTCCATTTGGTATTGAAACTTGTCCAAGGTGTTCGGCTAAACCGGCTTCATTTAGATATGTCATAGATGATTCATGTAAACTTGCACCAACTGCCAATCTTCTATTACCTTCAATTTCTCTGTACTCGTTGCCTTCAACATAAGTATGCAAATCACCTTCGATATACTTTCGTTCATCACCTTCAATATATGTTTCCACATCACCTTTAACGTGAACATGAACATCTTCTTCGACAAGCATTTTGACATTACCACCAATAATAATATTAGCATCTTCTGTAATCTTAACAAATGCTGAATCTCCAACATCAATATGTAATGATGATCCTACTTGCATAACAGTCATTGCACCAGATTTCATCTTAAAGTTTTTATCTGCTGTTTGGATTGTGTTTCCTCCACTATGGGTATAGTAGTTTTCTATAACCATATTATAATGATCTTTAACTGTTTTGTCTACCTTAATTCCATCTGGATGTATCTCTTCAAATGTTCCAGATCTATGATATCTGTGCAATCGTTCTACACCTGGAGTATCATCAATTTCTATAACGTGTCCAGATTCAGATTCATATACATGATTATATGGATATCTCGCATCATATGGCGTTTCTGGTTCTTCAAATGATTCAACAGCAACCGTTTCAAAGCCAGCCATTAATGATTTCCTAGACTCTGATCCCTCGGATGCTTCATCTCCTTCTGGTCTTGTATCTTCTTGTTCTTTGTCTAAATAGTCTGTGCTACCAGCATCAAAGCCGGATACGCCACGTTTTCGTCCAACAATTGTCTTGTCAATTTGTTCATTTCTTGCCAAACGACTTGATGATGGTTCTTTTAGTCTATCTTCTAACGGATATCTTGATATGGGATATTGAGCGCCAATAAAGCTATATTCACCAACATATAAATCACCAACACCATATTGACCATCACCATCCGGATCAGCTATGATTTGAGCATCTTTTTCTGTCCATTTGCCATCACCATCTTGATCATACGGATAATTATTTGGGTCAAAATCACTTTCTAAGACACCAAATGCTGTGCCGACACCAGGAAGTTTATCTGGATTTTTATATTTCGGAAGAATTACTGTTGGTTCAGGCGGATTCTCAGCATCTTCAATTGCTTTATTAATATCATTAATTGGTGCCATTTCTGGAGGTCTAGGCACTGTACTTGAGTTTAATGATTCATCTGGTGTTGGGTCATAAAACCCAAATTCTGGAATTGCAGCTTCTTCTGGCACACCAGGTATTTTACCTGTAATTACTGGCTGCTGTGCATCATCACCATCAAAGAAGAATCCTATTACCCAGTCTCCTTCTTTGAGTCCAACTACATTCTGACCATCATCAAGTGTTACAATTGGTAATGCCCAAGGAAGATTCTCTGTTGGCATTTCAAGTTTATCTTGAGTGTGCCAGCCAAAAATTCTAACTTTTGCTCTTCCAATTTTCAGTGGATCTTGACGATCTTCAACAACGCCCTTGAACCATACGAAATCATTTTTTCCTGCGAATTTACCAAAGCTCATAAAAAAGTCCTATTAAGAATCACATATATTTATATGATTCCTATAGGACTCAGAGACAAACACTATGAAAGAAAATCTATTCTTTGAGTAATCCAAGATCATCCAATAGTAAACGTGTATCAGAAACCAAAGAAAATGCTTTATCAAAAATCTCAGCTTTCAGTGTAGGATCATGCATTTTATCTTGTTGTGTTAAAGCTAATATAGCCATTTGATTTGTTAGTACTTGAGTTAACATTTTTTCTATTTTTGTTTGATCACTCATAATTATTCCTCTTTAAATATATCTTCGAGTGGACCAAATAAAGCCCAACTTCTGATATCTGATGTTAAAAATCCTAAACTTAATACGATAACCAAATCTTAAAATAATGCAATTAAAATATACCAAATTTGTTCTTTTATTCTTGGTGTTAAAATTATTCTTGATTGATATTTTGTAATTCTAATTAATTTCATTTAACTCGCTATATCTTTAATTGTTGTGAAATCAAATTCTTTAAGAAGATTTTCAAGCTGTGGACATTCATCAAGTTCTTTTAATGTCTCCATAAGATCTTGTTTCCAATCTGTTGTGCTTTGTGTCCAATATCTTCCGTTGTCATACTTTGCAACTGTTTTGATTCCATATCTTGTTAAGAATGATTCTGTTGGAAGCCAGCCGAATTTTGTGATACCAGACTTTTCTTTCCAGAGTAGTCCCACATATTGTGTTCCACACTCTGTTTTTCTGCCATATTCGTAATATGGTACACGATTAAGTATACGTTTCAATGCTTTATAAGCATCATCATCTTTATCAAACTTGTGTTTCTGAGCTAATTTATCAAGAGTAGTTTTCATGTTAATTCCCCTTATTTCTCTCTATAGGTATATTATATCACACCTGAATAAGGGGAATTAACATGAAAACTACTCTTGATAAATTAGCTCAGAAACACAAGTTTGATAAAGATGATGATGCTTAT